GCCGAGCGTGCGCTCGCGGCCGGGGGGTCCAGCTCATCTGCTGACTCGGCGGCTGTTGCTCGCGCGGAGTCGGCGTTGGCCTCGGCGCGTGAAGCGTCGGCGGCAGCGAATAAGAAGGCCGACCAGGCGTCCGCTAACCACGCGGACTCTCTTCGCAAGGAGAAGGCCGCGTCCGACAGCGCGAAGGCGGCAACCGAGGCGCTTGACCAGCGTATCTCGAAGGCCCCGTCCAACTGGGAGCGCTTTACGACGTCGCTGAAGGGGTGGGTGCGAGAGGCCGACAACGTTGAGCGTGAAGCCCGCGAGGTTGATTCCTCGCTCGGCCTCGTTGGCTCGGGCGTGACGTCGCTCGGGGGACTCGTGACCTCGGCGCTAGGCCCCCTCGCACTCCTGGGTGCGGCTGTCGGTATCGGCGGGTTCGCGTCCGAGGCAATCGCGGCCTCAGACGCAACGAACAAATTTGCGGACACGCTGCGCTTCGCTGGCGTCGATGATTCGATGATCGAGCGTCTCGGCGCGTCCGCACAGGAGTACGCCGACCGTACTGTGTACGACCTCGCGGACATTCAGGGCATCACGAGCCAGCTCGCCGCGAACAGTGTGGATGGGTTCGACCGTCTTGCCGAGGCCGCCGGCAACTTGAACGCGGTCTCCGGTGGAACGGCTGACACGTACAAGAGCCTGGGGCTCGCCCTCGTCCAGGTCAACGGGGCCGGAAAGCTACAGACCCAGGACTGGAATCAGATCGCCAACGCCATCCCGGGCGCGAGCGGCAAGATTCAGCAGGCTCTGTCCGATATGGGGGCCTACACGGGGAACTTCCGTGAGGCCATGGCGGAGGGCCAAATCTCTGCGGAAGAGTTCAACCAGGCGCTTCTGCAGTTGGGCTTTGATGACGTCGCGGTCGCGGCCGCGTCGGACGTGTCTCGCATCGAGAATGCGGCCGGCAACTTGCAGGCGACGATTGTCGGCGGTTTCAAGGACATGATCGACCTCGCGAAGCCGCAGCTGACCGACTTCATGAGCTGGATGTCGGACACGCTCGGCGCTGGCTTCGCGTGGATCAAGGACGTGGGAGTGCCCTCGATCCAGGGAATCTGGGATGTCCTCGCCAACGGGAACTTCTCAGGGCCGATCTTCGGCCTTGAGGAGGATAGCGGCCTCGTCGACTTCCTGTTCAACCTGCGTGATGCGGGCATGGCCGCCTGGGAGATGCTCAAGTCCGGCTGGGATGCGGCAACGAACCTCGCGTCCGCGTTCGCGCCGCTCGCCCAGAGCGTGTGGGACATGGTCAGTGCGTTCGGCGGGGATGGCCCATCGGTGATTCAGCGAACCGCTGAGGCACTCAAGAGCGTGTTCGACTGGGTCGGCAAGAACACTGACATCGTCGCTCCGCTCGTCACGGCGGTAGTCGCAGGCACGGCCGCGTTCAAGGGCATGAGCGCAGCCATGGGCGCCGTGAACGCCGTGAAGGCGGCCGGCGGACTGCTGCAGTTCGTTAAGGCCACGAACCTCGCGAAGGCTGCGCAGGTTGCGTTCAACTTCGTGATGAACATGAACCCGATCGGCGCGATCGTCACGGCGATCTCCGCGCTCGTCGCGGGCCTCATTTACTTCTTCACGCAGACGGAGACAGGCCGCAAGGCTTGGGCGGCGATCACGGAGGCATTCCACAGCTTTGTTGACTGGATCAGCTCAGCGTGGACGTCAACCATGGAGTCCATCTCCTCGTGGTGGACGGGAACCTGGGACGGAGTCTCGGGCTTCTTCTCGACCTACGTCGTGCAGCCCCTGCAGACGGCATGGGACGCAATCACGGCTGTCTGGGACGGCATCGTGACGGTCTTCAAGACCGCGTTCGCGATCATCATCGGCATTGTCCTGACCCCGATCAAGCTCTACATACAGGCATGGGTAGCGGTCTTCACGTGGGCGTATGACAACGTCATCAAGCCCGTGTGGGACGCGATCTGCCAGGCCTTCACCTGGGCTTACGACAGCGTCATCAAGCCAGTATTCGAGCAGATCGCTAACACGTGGCAGTGGATCGCCGGAATAGCCACAGAGGTGTTCGGCGGCATCGTCTCATTCCTCGAGGGAGTGTGGACGGCGATCTCCACAGGAGTGACGACCGCGTGGAATTTCATCGTCGCGGGCGTCACCTGGTACATCAACACCGTGTGGAACATCGTCTCCACTGTGTTCACGACGGTCGCTGGCGTCGTCTCCTCGATCTGGAACGGCATCTCCTCCACTGTCTCGGGCGTCTGGGAGTCCATCAAGTCAACGGCGAGCGCAGCCGTCCAGTGGGTCTACGACAGCGTCACGAACGTGTTCTCGTCCATGTCGAGCGGCGTCTCGTCCACCTTCGACGGGATGCGCTCAGCCATCGAGTCCGTGTGGAACAAGGTGAAGAGCGTCGCGGCAAAGCCGGTGAACTTCATCATCGACACCGTCTACACCAACGGCCTGAAATCCATGGTGGAAACGGTCGCCTCAAAGATTGGCCTCTCACTCACCCTGCCGACGGTCCCCAGGATCGCTGAGTACGCCGGCGGCGGCATCGTCCCCGGCTACAGCCCCGGACACGACACGATCCCGGCGATGCTCTCCCCGGGCGAGGCAATCCTCGTCCCCGAGCTCGTCCGACAGATCGGCCCGAGCAGGATCATTGCGGCGAACTACGCTGCCTCGAAGCGCCGCCCCGGTGGCACCCCCGGCAAGGCCCCCGCTGGCTTCTCCGGTGGTGGCATCGCCCACTTCGCCGGTGGCGGCATCGCCGGATGGTTCGCAGACGCAGCACGGGGCGTGAGCGAGTTCTTCCGCGACCCGCTCGGCTCCATCGCGCAGCTCATCACCGAGCCCGTCCGAGGACTCATGAAGGGCATCGCCCCCGGAGTCATCGGCGAGCTCGGCGCAGGCGGCGTCGAATCCCTCCTCGCAGGAGTCGGATCGTTCTTCAAGAAGAAGGCCGAGGAATCCTCCTCAGCCGGACTCGTGGGCGCCGCGATGCGAGCCGTCCAAATGCAGGTCCCCTACGTGTGGGGCGGCTCAGCCATCCCGCCAGGCCTGGACTGCTCGGGCCTCGTGTATTGGGCCGCTCAGCAGCTTGGCCTGGGGTGGCCGCGCCTCACGGCAGCCGGATACCAGTCCGGCTCCACCCCGGTCCCCTGGACGCAGGCCGCCCCCGGCGACCTGCTGTTCTGGGGAGCACCTGCCCACCACATCGCGATCTACGCCGGTGGCGGCCAGATGATCGAGGAGCCAAAGCCCGGCCTCAACGCCCGGCACATCGGTATCTGGGGGTCTCCGACTGTCGGCCGCTACGGCGGAGCTCGCAAGTACGATCGCGGCGGATGGCTGCCCACGGGAGTCACCGCAGCCGTCAATCAGACGGGCACGAGGGAGGCAATACTCACCGCGAGGCAGTGGGCAGATGTCAGTGCGCTCGCGGCGAGTGGAGCAAACGCGGTGCCGTCGCTCGATGGCGCGCAGGTCAACCTTGTGCTGGACGATGGCCATTCGTTCCGTGCGCATGTGGAGTCGATCAGCACCGGCGTCCTGGTTCGTCGTAAGCAACTCGCTGGAAGGAGCAGGTAGTGGCTCGTGAGAATCTTTGCCGCAATCCGTCGTTCGCGTATCTACTGCGGGAATGGGCGAAGATCGCTCCGGCCACGGTGAGGATCGGCTCGGATACTGACTCGTGGGGCGGGCACGCTCGCCAGTCTCCGCAGTATCTGGCCATCGACGTGCCGCCCGGCACGCAGGGTCCGGCTGCCGCGCCAACGGCAGTCACTGTCGCCGGAGGGCAGACCGTCGCGATCTCGGCACTTGTGCGCACGAGCCCCGGCCTCGCGGCTTCTGTCTCCCCGGAGTGGACCGTGGGCGGCCGCAGCGTCACGGAGAAGACTCCGGCGCTGTTGGCCGCCAGCGCGGATGGGGTTCGCCCCGTCTGGGCGTTCACAGCTCCATCGGGGGCGACAGCCGTGCGGCTTCGGTTCGAGGTCCGCACGACCTCGGCGGCCGAGCGCGGCACTCTGCCGGGTTGGGTGTACGTCGATGACGTTCTCATCGTCGCGGCTCCCACCCCAGGCGAGGCACTCGAGGCAGCAGCGGGGGAGTTCTTCGACGGAGACACCCCACCGAGTCGCATCGGCTATTCCTCGAGGGCTCTCACGCACCAGTGGACCGGCGCTCGAGGTGTTTCGATGTCGCGTGAGGCCGAGGCGGACGTCGATATGTCGTCGCTGCCTGTCGCGATTGTGGGCGGTGGGCAGGCCCCCAGGGTCCAGGTCGTGATTCCGCCTGCGGCCGTGCCTGCGGGGGCATCCTGCTATGTCGAGGGTGTCACGGACACGGGCTTCACGTGGACTCCTCGCGGCGGGGTGTGGGAGAGCAAAGGCCTGCAGCGCATTATTGGTGACCCACTCGCACCGATCAACGTGCCGATCAGGTACAGGCTGACGACGTCGAGGGGCGTCATGGTCGAGTCGGAGCCGGTGATGCGCTCGTGGGGTGGCCTGTCGCTGATGACTGACGCGGCGGGCCTGAAGCCGGTGAACTTCTTGTGGCAGGGAACGGACCAACGCGAGATGAAGTTCCGCCTCACGGAGCATGAAGTGCCGGGCCGAGCGACACCCTTGGTGGTGTATGCGCCAACGATGGGGCGCGGCACGGTGTCTCTCACGGCTCGCACGAACCTGCAGGACACCCCAGCCATGAAGACGCTCCTGGCGTCTCCGACGCCGGTCGCGATCTTCCACAATCCGCGCCACTGCATCCAATGCAAGCGCGGAACGTGCGACGTCGATCCAGTCACGCTGGTGTCGGTCACGTCGGCACCGATGGAGCGCGCAGCTCGCCTCGATGCCGCTGAGCGCATCTGGCAGCTGAAGGGCACGATCGTCGATCTGCCGCAGCCGAACACTCCGTTGACGCTGTCGACGTGGAACGACTTCGATAAGCGACGGCTGACGTGGAGCGGTTTGGATGCACGACGGTGGCTGTGGGATCAGTTCGACAGGACCGTGTGGCAGGAGGACGCATGAGCATCCCGACCGGAGCCGAGGACATTCCTGCAGACCTGCTGACGTCCGGCTACACGGTTTCTGCCACCGTGGAGTCATGGCTGGGGTCGCAGTACCTGGGAGAGGTCCCCGTCGAGGATGGGTCGGTGTCGTGGGATGCCGGCCAGCAGGTCCAGGGCACCCTGTCTCTGACGGTGCCCCGTGTGGGCGCAGCGCAGGGGCAGGACTGGCGAGACTGGGACCCCGTAGACCCAGACCACCCGCTCGGCTGCTACGGGCAAGTCCTGCACGTGAGTATGACGGTCGGGTCGCTCGTCGGCGCGGGCTGGTGGACGATCCCGATAGGGAGGTTCCTCATCACTTCGGTGGAGCCGGGACCGTCTACGGTCAGGGTGACGGGCAAGAGCCTGATGCAGCGACTCGAGGAAGACAGACTGACGGAGCCGATGGCTCCCGACCCGGCGGGCACGCTCGCGTCAGAGCTGCGCCGCCTGGTCGGCGCACGTATCGGCGTGATCATCGATCCAGCGCTCGGAGACAGGCCATGCCCGTCGATGTCCTGGGGCGAAAGCCGCATTGATGCTGTCTACGAGATCGCGAAAGCCTGGCCTGCAACCGTGCGCGAGGGTGGGGACGGAATCATGTATCTGTCGCCGCCGACTTCGCCGCCCACCTCGCGGCCGGCGCTGCGCCTCTCGGATGGGGAGGACGGCACGGTCGTCGGTGTGGCGGCCTCAGTGAGCCGAGACAAGGTCTACAACCGCGTGGTCGCTAGGGGACAGCAAAGCTCTGATGAGGGCGCGCCCTCGTTCCAGGCGATCGCCGATCAGCTGACGGGGCCGATGCGAGTCGGTGGCCCCTACGGCACCGTGCCGCGCTTCTTCTCATCCCCGCTGATTACGAGCTACGAGCAGGCCAAGCGCACAGCCGAGGCCATGCTCGCAGACTCAGTCAGGAAGAAGATCAAGGTCCCCGTCCAGCACGCCCCGGACCCACGCATCCGCCTAGACGCACACGTCGAGATCGCCACGCGGCCCGTGGACGCTGCGTCCACGAAAACGATGTGGGGGACCGTCTCCGCATACGAGGTGCCCCTCACCTACAAGGGCACGCAAAAGACCGACGTGGAGGTGAGCGTGTGAGCAGCCCCGTGATGGACCTGATCTCGACGGTGCCCGATGATCTGCCGCCCCGCTATGGCTCCGACAGGTCACCGACCGCGATCGCGCGCGTAGTCAGCCTCATCGAGGGCGGCCGCGCCCTCCACGTCCGCCTGTACGGCGGCCC